AAACATTTTGCCGTTAAAAACTTCATGGAGTTTAGCCCAAAAAATATCAATCGTCTGCGTTATAGTATGCAAGGGCAAGCTGCTATCAAAGAAGGCCTGTTTGAATCTTGGACAGGTACACGAACACAAAGCTGGAACGGTAACCAAACCGAAGCTCGCTTGATGATTAAACATAAAAAGTCATTGGGTGAAACAGATGCCCGTTTCCGCTATGTAGAATCATTGTTTGTAGAAACCGCAGAAGGCGAACGCTACAAGTTACCATTTACAAAATTATCAGGCGGTCGTGCCATGGTAGAGCATGTACGCAATGGCGGTAAGCCATACGACATCCGTGGACAACACATTGTTCAAATAGTAGAAGAACTTAACATCCTAAGTCGTTTCCGTAGAGCCAACCAAGGTCGACTATTAGAAGGCGATACTGCACAATTAGTTGAAGACACTAACGCCTACTACGCGACAGCACAAAAAACTTTAAAAAGTTTAAGTACAAATCGTGGATATACCGCTTATTTTGAAAGTTGGAATCCAGCAGAGGTTACCGAAGAAGAAGTGGTAATTGAAGGATTAAAACATTTGTTTGTGACACAGAGCATAGACACAAGAATTGAGCAAGCACTACCCCTGCTAGCTCGCATACAACAACAAGGAAAAGCCATGAAAGAAGCTAACATATTTGAAGCATGGGCAGAACGCCTATTAGAAGGAACATGGCAGTTGCCAGACACTCCTGAAAAACAAACAGATTTAATTGAGTTAATGAGCACTGAGCAACCGGTTGGTGCTGATGCTACTAACATCACAGAACAATTATACGGTTTGTTAGGCGATGATCATTTGTTTGACCAATTAGAAGAATTAGCCGAACGTGATGCCAATGCTGACGCCCGTCAAGTTATTTTTGATCGTATGCAAGAACTAAGTGATCATCCAGATGTACGCCGGGTTATTGAACAATTAAACATTGATCCTACTACTGAAATGAATCCTCCCGAAGGCACTCCTGCCGATTTGTCAGCGACACCTCCTGAGCCGAGTGCTCAAGTTCCGGGCGGTCAAGGTAACATCAATCGGTTGGCAGAAAGTAAAGGCACACTACGGGCTCTTCGCCGGGCTGCCGGTCTACTTAAAGAAAATGTATTAGTAGATGATACAGGTTCAACATTCCAACACATTCTTGACACATACAAGCGTGATGTTAAAGACTTTGAAGAAAATGATGAAATGAGTCAAGAACTGCATGATGCATTGTATGACTACTACTTTGATGACATGCCATACGGTGTTCAAAAAGCTCGCACTGGCGACCCTTACGAATGGGTAGCCGACCGTTTTGCCGCAGACTTGGGCCATCCTGGCGCTGGCTTTAATAGCCCAAGCGATCCAGATGAAGACTATGGTCTTGAGCGTGAAAGCGTTATGCACGGTGACTATGCTGAAGAGGCTCGTGAACCACACAGTGTAGATGGCGGCATGGAAAATCCATTGATTCAAGACGAAGGTGTTGAAGACTCAGGACCAACATTTAATGGTCAAATTGGCGCAGGAGCAAATCAAGGCCCAATATTTAGAACAGATGCAACTACAGGACAGCATGTTGATGTAAGTAAAGTTGTTCCGGGCGAGTGGGGATCTGTTGGCAATCCTGGATATAGCACTAAACCCGGAACCCCAACATTCAAAGACATGGGCACAGCCGTTTCGGCCAATCCTACAGCATTACCTAAGCCAGCAGGAGGGGGCAGTTCCGGTGGCAGCGCAATGGACTTGCCTAAAGGTATGTTAGGCGGCCCTAGTACACCAGTGAATGAAAAAGAAAGTCCACTTGCTGGAAAGTATGGACACAGTGGTAAACTCAAATCAGTAGATAAGGATTCCAGTTTCTTAGATCGCCTAAAAGAACTTTCTGGAATGGTCCGCCACTAATTTAACAATTAGAACAACCGCGTCATAAATATACTTGCAATAAATAGTAGAGTATGTAATAATGCATACTCTACACAGGCAACCAGCAGTAAACAGGCAACCGAGATAGGCAACAAATTAAATGCAACCATATACATACCTTATTGGATGGCCAGAACACAATCTCTGGTATTACGGCGTAAGATACGCCAATAAATGTCATCCAGACGACTTTTGGGTCACTTATTTTACCTCCAGCAACAAAGTTAAAAATACTATTATAGAGTTTGGCAATCCTACAATTCGACAAATTAGAAAAACATTTGTAGACTGCATGGTTGCTCGTTTATGGGAAAACCGTGTATTAAAAAGAATGAAGGTAGTTGGCAGTGATAAGTGGTTAAACAAACATGATAGCATGTCGCCACCAGTAAATCCATTTGGTAATTTAAAAATGAAAGAGCCAGACCTTAGAAAAAAAGCCAGCGATAATAATAAAGGGTCTGGCAATCCTATGTTTGGCAAAAAACAAGAACAAAAAACATGCCCGCATTGTAATAAAACAAGCGGAGCAAATACTTATGCTCGCTGGCACGGTGATAACTGTCTAGTAACAAATCCAGACGCATTCAGACCCACAGGAAAAAATAATCCGTTTTTTGGTAAACAACATTTAAATATTGAAGTAGGGTGCTGTTCCTGTCATACTGTATGTGATATTAGGAATTTTCATAGACATCATGGCAATAAATGTAAAAGCAATTTAACCAGTTTAGTAGCAAACACGGACAGATGAGTGTATAATCAGCTGTAAGGCAACATTTAAGACAACTTAAATCAACATTTTAAATCAACTTAGAAAGGCAACATAAAATGGCTAGTTTATCAGAAATTAGAGCAAGGCTCGCAGCATCAGAAGGCAAACAAGGTGGCGGACAATCAACCGGAGGAGATAATGCAATTTACCCTCATTGGTCAATGGAAGAAGGCGCTTCCGCAACACTCAGATTCCTCCCAGACGGTAACACCAAGAACACATTCTTTTGGGCAGAGCGAGCACAAATTCGTCTTCCGTTCAATGGCATCAAAGGCGAACTAGACTCTAAACAAGTTATTGTGCCAGTACCATGCGTAGAAATGTATGGCGATGTCTGTCCAGTGCTTACCGAAGTACGTACTTGGTTCAAAGACAAATCACTAGAAGAAATGGGTCGTAAGTATTGGAAAAAACGTAGTTATATTTTCCAAGGCTTTGTTCGTGAGAACCCAATCGGCGACGACAAGGCTCCTGCAAACCCAATCCGTAGATTCATTATCGGTCCACAGATCTTTACACTTATCAAAGGTGCGTTGATGGATCCAGAATTGGAAGAATTGCCAACAGACTTACTCCGTGGCTTGGACTTCCGCATTAGCAAAACAGCCAAAGGTGGATTTGCTGACTACTCTAGCAGCAAGTGGGCTCGTAAAGAATCTGCACTCACAGAAGCCGAACAAGCAGCAATTGCTGAACACGGTTTATTTGACCTAAGCACATTTATGCCTAAGAAACCAGGCGATGTTGAGCTCAAGGTTATTAAAGAAATGTTTGAAGCAAGTGTTGATGGTCAAAGCTATGACACAGAGCGTTGGGGTCAGTACTATCGCCCAGCAGGTGTTGCGGCTCCAGCAGGAGCATCATCTGAGTCAACTCCAGCATCCGATGTTACTCCAGTAACAACTTCGGCAGCAAGCGAGTTTGATGATGAGCCAGCAGTAGCAAGTGCTCCAGTAGAAGCTAAACCTTCAACTGACAAAGCACAAGATATTTTGGCAATGATTCGCGCAAGACAGAAACAGTAATAAAAATACGTGGCAGAGTAAAATCTGCCACGTTAATTGACTAGATAAAATAATGAAATTCTCTTTAGTATTTGAAAACTCCGGTGACACTATTTCTTTTGATCCGGTTAACCAAGAGATACTAGAATTTTACATTGAGCAATTAAATCAACAATCGCTTAATGGATTTTTCTCTGAGGATCGATACTTCGGTCAGAAAATACTGGATAGAATTAGTGAATTTAATTTAAATATCCTGGAAGTAAACAAGTGGTTAGATGAATTAATAGATATAAAAATTGATTCACATGCTACCGAAGAGTATCTTTCTCAACAGGTGTTAAATAAAATTCATGCAGATTGGGTTAACTCTCAGTCATTATTATATAATATACAGGAAAAAAGAAAACAATTTAATTTTTCTGGGTTTGCAGAAAAAATACACGAGATGTTTCCAGACGACCTACCGACGCCAACACTTAGTAATGTTTTATCTAAGCTAGGATTAACTGACACTTACAAGTCTTTAAATGTTCCTCATATACACGAACTAGAATCAATGTTTAATAATATTCGATATACAGTAAGTGATACCTGGACTATCGTTTCTAATAATCATTTTCCAAAAAATTCTCTTACTAATAATGTGGCAAATTTAAAATTATCGTTTAATCACCTAGGTAGAACATTATACAATAAATTTCAATATTTTGACAGAAATTTAGAGTGCAATGATGAGAATTCATTCAATGAGTTATTGGGGTTTGTGACTTTAAGTTTAGTACCTGCTCAAACAATACCGTTAAGTATAGAATACCTATCTTGGTGTAAACAGCATAATAAAGTTCCGAGTGGGGATTTTTTAAACATCGGTAACATACCGGATCTTTATGAAAATCTTACAAACTATCGTATAATTATTTTTAGAAATCTAGTAAGCAATAACAAATTTTCAATACAAAAAGGATAAATCATGGCAAAACCATTTGACGTAAGCAAGTTCCGCAAGGACATCACCAAGAGCATTGACGGTCTAAGCATTGGATTTAATGATCCAACAGATTGGATCTCAACAGGCAACTTTGCATTGAACTATCTCATCTCGGGAGACTTTAATCGAGGGATTCCGCTGGGCAAGATTACTGTGTTCGCTGGCGAGTCTGGAGCAGGAAAATCCTATATTTGTTCTGGCAACATTGTAAAGAATGCACAAGAGCAAGGCATTTTTGTTATCTTGGTTGATACAGAAAACGCACTCGACGAAACATGGTTACATGCACTTGGAGTAGATACTGGTGCAGATAAGTTGCTTAAACTAAACATGAGTATGATTGACGATGTAGCCAAGGCTATTTCAACGTTTATGATTGACTACAAAGCATTGCCAGATGGCGAGCGTATGAAAGTGCTATGGGTCATTGACTCGTTAGGTATGTTATTGACTCCAACCGATGTAAACCAATTTGAAGCCGGCGACATGAAAGGTGATATGGGTCGTAAACCCAAGGCACTTACATCACTAGTTCGTAACTCAGTTAACATGTTTGGTGGCTTTAACGTTGGAATGGTTTGTACGAATCATACATACGCTAGTCAAGACATGTTTGACCCGGATGACAAAATCTCAGGCGGTCAAGGCTTCATCTATGCGTCAAGTATTGTAGTAGCCATGAAGAAAATGAAACTTAAAGAAGACGAAGATGGCAATAAGATTAGTGAAGTTATGGGTATCCGTGCTGGTTGCAAGGTAATGAAAACTCGTTACGCTAAACCGTTTGAAGGCATGCAGGTTAAGATTCCTTATGAAACGGGCATGAACCCTTACAGTGGCCTAACTGACCTTGCAGAGAAAAAAGGTATTCTCAAGAAAGATGGCAATCGTTTGATGTTTGTTACCAGCGACGGTGAAATTATTAAACAGTTCCGCAAAGCCTGGGAATCAAACGAAGCAGGTTGTTTAGATAAAGTGATGACAGACTTTAAGAATCAACGCGAAACGGTAAGTACTGAAGACACAGCTACGGAGGAATAACGATGTCAGTAGAATTAGCAAACGAAATTTGGTCAGAACTTAAACGGTATGTTAATACAGTAGATCGTGCCGAAGCGGCTGAAACAGTAGTTAGTGTATTAATTGACAACGATGTTAGTGCAGATGATATTAAATCGACCTTCAAAAGTGATAGCGATATTAAAAAAGCATTAACAAGTTATCTTAAGGATCACGATCACGAGGACGAAGTCGACGATGATGATTTACACGACGACGAAGAGGACGATGATTACTGATGCCTAACAAACTTTTTCCGATAAAAACGGAAACCGCATGTCAGCTTAAATGGAACTGGAGTACCATAAGATTATATAATGGTGCTACCAGTTCTTGTCATCGTGTTGATAGCGATTTAATAACAGTTGATACTTTTGATTCGTTTCATAACACACCAAAAAAATTATCAGATCGACAATTGATGCTTGATGGAAAATGGCCCACTGGTGGATGCGAGTACTGTCAAAAAATTGAAAATTCTGGCGGAGCAAGTGACCGACAATTTCATTTATCGATTCCAAACATGTCACCACCCGAATTAGAATTTAATTCGACAGCAATATCAGTATCACCTCGCATTGTTGAAATTTATTTTGATAATGTGTGTAACATGAGTTGTT